GCCCCCGTTGGTTAATCGGGTCCACGAAGTACCAGTCGTGCAGCAGATTCGGGTTGCTCCACCCTGGCACCGCCGCCGCGCTGCCGTCGGAGCTAAACCCCACCACCTGACCCGCTGCGCCGCTCAGTTTGTCCTGCTTGGCGGAAAACAGCGCGCCATGGGCCGTGGGGTCGGACTCATGGGCGGCTAAGGCCTGGGAGGCTGCCCCGGCGGCAGTCTGGGCCGCGGCCACCGCAGACCGCAGATCTGCGTGGGCTTCACCGGAGCTGTTGTGGGCGCTCACAGCCTGCTCCGCCGTTCCCGCCGGGTCGGCCCCTGTCTCCTGGGCGGTAGGCATCCAGCTGTCCGGTCTGGCGCCCACCTGTCCGGCGGTGTAGTCCCCGGCCTGGGGCATGACGTCTCCATTCCGCCCGTTGAAGCTGACAACTCCCCCGCCCGCGATGTTCTTGGCGTTCTGGGCCCAGTACTTGGCGTTGTCCGCATCCTCGCCCTCACGGGTGCCGGTGCCGCCCACAGCCCAGCTGCGGGCGGCTGTGGCCGAATCCGCCGCCCCCTGGGCGCTCTGTCCTGCCTGCTGGGCGCTCTGCGCCGCGTTCACTGCCTGGGTGACGGCGCTCTGTTCCGCCGCGTCAGCTCCGGTTTTGGCCGTCTCGGCGTCAGCTCGGGCGCTTTCGGCAGCTTGCTGGGCCACTTGGACAGCGATCCGGGCGTTCTCCACCTCCTCCTGGGCGGACACGGCTTCCTCCTTAGCGCTTTCGGCGGCGATCCGGGCCGCTTCCGCCTCTGCCTTGGCCGTCTCAGCGCCAGCCTGGGCGCCCTCGGCGGCAGATTGCGCTGTTTCCGCCGCCGTCTTGGCCGCTTCCGCTCCGGTTCGGGCCGTCTCAGCGGCAGTCTTGGCCGTTTCTGCCTCCGCCTGGGCCACCCCGGCAGCGGCCTGCGCCGCCTCCGCACCCGCCTGGGCGGTCTCCGCTCCTGTCTTAGCCGCTTCCGCCCCGGCCTGGGACGCTTCCGCCGTCGTCATGGCTGTCTCAGCGGCGGCTTGGGCCGCTTCCGCCTCCGCCTGGGCGCTCTCAGCCCCCGCCCTAGCGGACTCCGACCCGGTCTGGGCCGCTTCCGACCCGGTCTGGGCGCTCTCGGCGGCGGCCTGGGCGGCTTCTGCCCTGTCCGCATCCACCTTGACCTGATCCCTGATTGCCTGGGCCCCCTGGATCGCGGCCTCCGCCGCCGCCTTTTTCGCAGCGTCCCGCGCCGCCGTTTCCGCCGCATTTTCTGCCAGCAGCCGGGCGGTCTGGGCGGCCTCCTGCGCCGCCACCGCGCCCCGGTGGGCCGCCTGGGCCTCGGCCTGGGAGAGAAACACGCTCTCCGCTATCTCATCAGCCCGGCCCGCCGCCTTTTGAGCGCCCTCCCTGGCCGTCTCGGCGGCGCTCTTTGCGGCCTCTGCCGCCGCCTGGGCCTGGACGGCCCCCAGCCGGGCGTTATACGCCTCCCGGCTGGCGTCCTGGGCCTCCGCGCGGACGGCGTCGGCCTGGGCCGCGTACCGCTCCGCGTCAAATGCCCGGTTCTGAGCCATTTCCGCCGCGTTCTCCGCCATCCCCTGGGCCTCCCGCGCCCCGGTCCGGGCGGCTTCTGCCCCGGCCTGGGCAAGCTCGGCCTGGTCCCGGGCCTGCCGGGCGGCGGCCAGCGTATCGCTGACCACCGGCCCCCGCAGGTCGTTGATGTCCATCAGCTGCTTCCAATCTTCCTGGTTCTCCAAGGCCCACTCCAGCACATCCCGGTCCTGGTCGTACCGCAGCCGGGCCCCCGGCCCGCGTTCGCCCTGGAGGCTTTTCAGCCACTCCTCCTCGGTCCCGGAAAAGCCGTGCTTCACCGCGATGCCGTAGGCCGTGAAATAGTAGCCGTGCCAATCGCCGCGTCCGCTGCTCATAACAAACCCTCCCCGTGGGCGTCCGCCGGGCGGTAGTTCAGGGCGTACCAGCGCATGAACTCCCCGAAGGACGCGTTGAACATCTGCATGGTGTTCTGATATTTGTTGTACTCGCCGTTGGCAAAGTCGATCATGGCCGTGAGGTAGGCCCAATAGAGCTTGTCATGGGGCGGCTCCACCAGCATGGCCCCGTCTTTGTCCTCCGGCCAGCGGTAGCGGACGATCTCCACCGGGGCAAACAGGAACACCTCCGTCTGCACCAGCCCCTCGCACTCGTTGAGCCAACCTGTCTTGACCTCATTGGAGAAGGCGTTGGGCTTGATCTCGTCCACCATGGCGATGATCTCGCCAAGAATAGCCATGTCGTCATCGCCTCCCTGTCACGCTGCGCCTGTTCGCGGCGCGCGGCTTTCGTCGTCGCAAAGTTCGCTCCCTTGCTCCTCCTCTCCCCACCTCGTCGGAAGAAACTCCGCTCTGCTCCATCCGGCTTTCCGCCGGATATCCGCTCCGCTGCGTTCTTCCTCCTCTCCCCACAAAGCCAGAGGGCGGCTTTGCGGGGGCCCTTTTCTTCGCTGGGCTTCGATGGGGCCCCTTACAGCAATTTTGTGCCGCCCGCGACGCCGCCCACGGCGAAGGGCCGCCAGTCGTTGAAGCCCCCGCTGAACCGGGCGTAGCCCTTCCACACGTTGGCGTCGTTGCTGGCAAGCTCGCTGCGCACCTCCAGATTCACCCGGTCCAGCCACACCGCACCGCCGTTCTCCTGGTTGTACCGGGTGTCCGCCAGCACCCAGGGCTTGAGCCCGGCGGCGAGGTACTGGTTCAGGTAGGGCCACACGATGACGCTCCACCGCCCGAACTGGTAGTTGAAGCCGTTGTTGGCGGTGTTGGGGTCCTTGTCCGCGCCGATGGCGGAGAACACCCGCTTTTTCAGTGTGTGGTCATTGGGGATGAGGATGGTGTCCGGAGCCACGTCCAACACTTCATCGTTGTCCCCCCGGAAATTCTGCATGGCGCATTCCATAGCCCCCAGGGCGTCGTCGCTGAACGCGTCCTCGAACTGGTTGGACTGCGCCTTATTCCCCAGCTTGGAGGGGTGGGCCTTGTCGAACAGGCTCTTGCCGTCGGCGCCGGTGGCGGAGAACTGCTTCCCGTTGAACTTCATCGCAGCCTGGCCCTGGATGGCCGCGGCAAACAGGGCCGCGCCGAACTTCTCCCGGGTGCGGTAGTAGCCGGCGATGAATCCGGCGGGCTTCTTCTTCAGATCCATCAGCTTGCCGTCATCCACGATCTCCCGGCTGAGGGAGAAGCTATCCTTCCAGGTCTCATGCTCCAGGAACTTGCTGAACCCCTCCTGCATCCCGTCCACGGGGTATTCCCCGTTCTCCCCCACGGGCTGGAAGCCCTCCATGGCGGTCATGGAGGTGAACTTCTCCCCGAAGTGCTTGCTGGGAGCGACCAGGAACAATTCCTTGATCATGCTGGCCTGCTCAAAGGCCTCCCCCCGCTTTTCCAGGAACATCTTGATGGGCTCCTGGCTTTTGCCGAAAATGCTGTCCTGAAGGCCCGAGCCCTCAGTGAATGTAATACCTGGCATGTCGTCGTCGCGGACTGCGCTCTCGTCGGCACAAGCTGCGCTCACTCGCTTTCCCCTGTGGGAAAAGCTCACCCGCTCCGCTGTGCCTCCTCTCCCCACGAAAGCTGAAAACCGCTTTCGTGGGGGCCCCCTTTTACGCTGGGCTTTGCGGGGGCCCCGGTCAAGCGCGCCCGCTTCCTCCTTTCAAGTTTTTATTAGTTAAACCTGACCCGGCACATGCTGCCGTTCTCGGTCCCGTCCATGTACACCACCTCAGCGGGCCCGCCGGTGGTGGCGGTGACGCTGAGGCCGTCGGCGCTGATGGTCACCTTGTCCCCCAGCGCCACGCTGCCGGCGTCGGCGGAGAACGCCGTCTCGAAGATGATGTCCCCGCTCACCCGTACCACGGGGATGACCTCCCCGGCGGCACAGGCCTGCTTCTTCTCGCACATGGAGATGTAGCCGGGGGCCTGCTCGCCCACCGCGGCCACCAGCAGCCCGCCGGTCTGGATCAGGGCCAGCCCGATTTTCGGGGTAATGGCCCCGGCGGGCAGATATTCGGTGGCGGGAACCCGCCCGTCGTCCGTGCTGTGAAATTTGAAACCCATGATTGAACCTCCTGCCTTACTTTTTCTGCACGCTTCTCGCTTTGTGACGTTACGCCTGTTCGCGACGCGCGGCTTCCTTTCGACTCGGGCAAAACCCGCCTCCGCTGTGCGGCGGCTGGGCTTTTGCACTCGCTCCAGTCCATCCGCGCTGCTCACGACGGCTTCACGCTTCTCGCATTGTCACGTTACGCCTGTTCGCGACGCGCGGCTTCCTTTCGACTCGGGCAAAACCCGCCTCCGCTGCGCGGCGGCTGGGCTTTTGCACTCGCTCCAGTCCGTCCGCGCTGCTCACGAC